GGCACTGAAGGAAATCCTACAGCTAGTAGATTAACTTTAGTTTCTCCTACAACTCGACACTTAATTCATTTTGGAACTGAAACAACTATTGGAACAGATTCTACTCAAGATGATTTATTTATTAGATTCTCAAATCAAGAAGAGATTAATACTTTTGCTCCACAAGCAGATAATACGGCAGGTACACAAAGACTTCAAGATGGTACAAAAATTATGGGAGCTATTAAAGGAAAAGAAAATATTCTAGTCTGGACCGACAACGCACTTTATTCTATGAAATTTGTAGGGGGAGACTTTGTCTTTGGTTTTGAACAAGTTGGTACCAACTGTGGATTAATTGGACAGAATGCATGCTGTGAAATAGATGGAGTTGCCTATTGGATGGGAAATAATGGTTTCTTTTCTTTTGATGGTACAGTTAATTCCTTATCTTGTTCAGTAGAAGATTATGTTTACGGGGACTTTGATACTACAAAAGGTCAACAAGTGTATGCCGGTATTAGTAACTTATTTACAGAAGTAGTTTGGTATTACCCAAGCTCTGGTGAAACATATAATGACAGATATGTTGTATACAATTATGGAGAAAGAACTCAGCTACCAACAGGAGTGTGGTATACAGGAACTAATACTAATTCTATTAGAAGCACATGGATTGATTCAATTGTTTATCCTAAACCTTATGCAACTCAATTTAATAGTTCGGCAACAGGTACTTTTCCAAGTATTATTGGTGAAACAGGACTTGGCCAAACAGTTTATTTTGAACATGAGGTAGGAACAGATCAATTAAACCCTGATGGATCTACTACAGCCTTAACATCATTCCTACAATCTTATGATTTTCCTATTAATACTCAACAAGGAAGTGGAGAATATTTTTTAGCTATGAGAAGATTTATTCCTGATTTTAAAACTTTAACTGGTACAGCTAAAGTAACCATAGGGTTAAAAAATTTTCCTTCGTCGTCATCAACAGATAGTACTTTAAGTCCTTTTAGTGTACTTTCTACTTCTACGCAATTCAATACTCGAGCAAGAGGAAGATATGCAAGTGTTAAAATAGAAAATCAAAGCGCAGGTGAAGACTGGAGATATGGTACTTTCCAAGTAGATGTTCAAGCGGATGGGAGAAGATAATGGCTAAAATAGTAATAAGATTACCAGAACCTAGAAAAGAATACACTGAAGATAATCAAAGACAGATCAACAGGTCTATCAGCTCTCTTATAGAACAACTTAATTCAACCTATCAACAACCTGAAAAGGATGATGCAGAAAGGTTTAATTTCTTTTTAAGCTAATGGCAAACGTATATAAAAATATTCAAGCAAAAATTACCTCTGCAGGGGCGTATGATGATATGTATGAAACACCTACAGAAACTACTAGCATAGTAAAAAGTATAAAGTTATTTAATACACACAGCGGATCATTAGACGTGGATATTAAGGTATATGATGCCTCGTCTACTACAGATTTTGAGTATGATAAGGTTGCTGTAGGAGCTAGTAGTAGTAATGACATACTTACTTTTAATAATGTAATCATCCTTGAGGCGGGTGATAAAATTAAGATGCAATGTGCCACAGGAAATGTTATAAAAATGACGGCCTCGATATTACAAACGAGTAGATCATAGGAAAATTATGCCATTTATAGAACAAAAAGCTAGTAAAGAAACAGAAGTAATTGATGGAAAAACAGTTCATTATATCAAGCCAGAAATTGAAGTAACTCTTACCAATCAAGAAACGGGTCAAGAGTATATGTCAGACGCAGAAGCAGATGCTGATGTAGATAACCCAGAAACAACTACCAAAAGAGAGCATATTAGAAGAGATGTGCATGTAAAGGTAGCTCAGGTTAGATTAGGGGCTGACACAGGTAATGTATAATATATTGACGATTGCTCAAAAATTAAGTAAACTGATAGGTTCAGGTGTAATTCCTGCGATTTTCATATATAATCACACAATAAGGAATTAGAAATTATGCCAATAGATCTAGGACAAGTTTGGGAAAACACTGTAGACTTCTTTCAAAACAATGCAGACACGATAGTCGACGTAGGACTGGGAGTAGGTAAAGCCTGGATCGATATGACCGACCAGGAACGTAAAAACGCAGTAACCGAAAAAGCCTATAAGGACTACATGGCACAAGTTGAAGCAGCTGGTAAAGAGGCAGAAGCGGCTGTAGCTTTAAATCTTACTCCTATGGAAATAAAAAACGTTCCACAAACTAAAGCTGATGTTTCAGATTTTACTGCAGTTGCAGCTAGAGGTGGCTTAATGAATTTACCTACAAGACAAAGGAAAAAATACGCTCTTGGAACTGACGATGATGATGTAATGGAAATTATGGACGAAGAAGTAGTTACTCCATACGATTTAAAAATGGAGGAAGGAGTTAATGTGGGTCCGATGGTTTCCGAAGATAAACAAAACCAATTATTAAAAGCTTTTGCAGAATATCAAGCCATGGGTGGTACATTATCATTTCCAGAGTTTGCAATGATTTGGATGAGAGAAAATGCTGCGCGACCTGTTCAAGGAGACATGCAGATGGCTAAAGGACCTGAAGAAGGAGACACGACTCTTGCAGATGAAATGGGTACAACTATGGAACAAGCATTTGAAGATGAGTTTATGAAACCTGCGGCACGAGGTGGTATTATTGGATTAAAAAAAGGCGGAAGACCTGGATATGCAATGGGTCCAGGCCCAGTTATGTCTAATACAAACGATGGTATTATGAATTTAGGTGGAATGGAAAAAGATTATAGATTCTCTGGGGGCTTTGTTCCAATTGGAGAGTATGAAAAAAAAGATGATGTC